TAGATACACAAGTATCGTTGTTTGGTATTCAAGAATGGAATGGTAATGATATCACTGTAAACGGCGGTCAGAGCTTTACTAATAAGATTCCATTAGTACTTACAGATAGCGGACAAGTAACATCAGGAAATGCACCACTAGGTTCAATTGGACAAATTGGTGATTACGCTGTTGTTGCTGTTACAAATACAAATACATTTTGGTATAGAAACACAAGCGGTACTTGGGTACAAATAGGTACAGATGCTTGGAGAGAAAGTTGGCCAACAGTATCAGGTACTGTTGCTAACCCAACATTAGCCGCAGGCACATTTGTTATTAAAACTGATCCAACAGAGGCTAGCGGAACAACTATTAATGTTACTTCAAATATGACATTAACTGCACTAGCGGCAGAGATTAATGGTAAAAACATTGACGGTATAACAGCAAACGTAGTTGATAACAGGCTTGTAATTTATAGTGATGGTAATACAAGTGGTGCTGACTCAGCATTAGGTGGTCCGATTATTTTATCAAAAGGTATAGACGGAGCCGCACTAGTTGCCCTAGGCATACTAGACAGCGACACTTCTGAAAAAACTTTTTATCCACCTGCTGTACACATTGATAAGCATACTAATATTGCAGAATTTAAATCAAGCGACACTTATCCACGTCCTACAGGTTCTTTATGGATTAAGACAACAGAGCCAAATGCAGGAGCACGTTGGAGAGTTAAAGTTTGGAATGATGAAACTAAACTTTGGGAAACAATTGACGCACCAATTTTTGCATCAGCACAAAGCGCAATTTACAATTTAGATAGAGTCGGCGGTGGCAGTACTTTAGAAATCGGCAACTTATTCATTCTAAGTAATGTTGCAGGAGACACACAGCCCCTAGCAACATTTAAGATTTTTAAACGCGAGGCAGTAGGTAGCACTATTGTAAGATCTGCTATTATTACTAGTTCAGGAATTGCCGATGCTAGTGGTACTGGATACAACATTACAATTGAAGCAACAGAGCCAGGCGAAGAAAGTTTTGGTACAGCAGTTACTATTTTAGTTGATAATAACGATTTAAGTCAAAATGCAGATGATGCAACTGTAGTAGCACAAGCAATTACAAATGCTGGCGTTCCTTACGTTACTGCTGAAGTTGATAATACTAACAGAGTTATTATTAAACATACCAAAGGCGGTGAAATTAGATTAACAGAAGGTTCTGCAGGAAACGACGGAATCTTTACAGTATTAGGTATAAGCCCATACGTTGCCGCAGTTGGTAATACTCCTGCTTCAGGCACTGCAAATGTTAGTGTTGAGCCAGGATATGAAGTAGCTGACGGTAAGTTAAGACTAAGCAACTGGAGAGCACTAAAATATACTGCTTCTACTGAAGCACCAACTACACTAGCTGAAGACGGTGAACTTTGGTATAACTCAATTGTAGACGAAGTTGATATTTTAGTACATAATGGTACTACTTGGGTTGGTTATCAATATGCAGGAGGTTCTGTTGAAGGACATTCTGTTAGTGCTAGCCAGTACTACAATGTATCTGATACATTTAAAACAGATCCAAAAGGACCGATTATTGCCGCAACAAAACCATCGAAACAAACAGATGGAACTGATCTTGTAGATGGTGATCTTTGGATTGATACTTCAGATTTAGAAAACTATCCAACAATTTATAAGTATCGTTTAGCAACAGATAAATGGGAACTAATTGATACAGCAGATCAAACATCAGAAAATGGTATACTATTTGCTGATGCACGTTATGGACTTAACGGAGCTGCCGGCAATACCAAAGCAGACATTACTGATTTGTTAGGTAGTGCTTATTTAGATCCAGATTGTCCAGATCCTGCACTATATCCAAAAGGTATGATGCTTTGGAATACACGTAGAAGTGGATTTAATGTTAAAAAGTTTGTACGCAACTACATTGACACTGGAGCAAAAAATACTCTATTAGGCGATGCAGATATGAGAAATTATTATCCACATCGTTGGGTAACTGAGTCAGGAAACCAAGCAGACGGATCAGGATCTTTTGGTAGAAAAGCACAACGTAAAGTTATTTTACAAGCTATGCAAGCAGTAATTAATAACAACGATGAAATTAGAGATGACGAATCACGTATCTTTAACTTGATTGCGGCGCCAGGATATCCAGAGCTAATCGGCGAAATGGTTTCATTAAACTATGACAGAGGCTTAACTGGCTTTGTTATAGGCGATACACCAGCAAGATTAGATTCAAGTGCTACATCACTTAATAATTGGGCAACTAATGAAAACGGTGCTTTTGAAGATAGCGACGAAGGACTTGTAACAAGAGATGAATACCTTGGGTTATTTTATCCTTGGGGTATCACAAGTGACAATTTTGGAAACAACGTTGTTGTTCCACCAAGTCATATGATGCTACGTACTATTGCACTTAGCGATGGTGTTTCTAATCCTTGGTTTGCACCAGCAGGCACAAGACGCGGCGGCATTACAAATGCTTCGTCAACAGGCTATATTGATAGCGAAGGTGAATTTGTAACTGTTGCACTTAATGAAGGACAACGCGATACATTGTATAGTAATGCAATTAATCCGATTACTTTCATTACAGGCGCAGGTCTTGTTAACTACGGTCAAAAAACTCGTTCAAGAGGAACAAGTTCATTAAACAGAATTAATGTTTCAAGGCTTGTAGTTTACTTACGTAGTCAGTTAAATCAACTTGCTAAACCTTATATCTTTGAACCAAATGATAAAATTACACGTGATGAGATTAAAGGTGCGGCAGAAAGTTTACTACTAGAGTTAGTAGGACAAAGAGCACTCTATGACTTCCTAGTTGTGTGTGACGAAACAAATAACACACCAAGTAGAATTGATCGTAACGAACTGTACTTAGATATTGCAATTGAACCAGTCAAGGCAATTGAATTTATTTACATTCCGTTAAGATTGAAGAATACTGGAGAGATAGCGAGTCTTTAATATGATAAATACAATTACATTAGGAGCAAGTTAAATGGCAATTTCAACACTATCAAAAATTACAGTTCCTTTGGCTAGCGGAGATTCTGCTAGTACACAAGGCTTGTTGATGCCGAAGCTCCAGTATCGCTTTAGAGTGTCACTGGAAAACTTTGGTGTTTCAACACCGACAACGGAACTTACAAAGCAGGTTATCGATGTTACTAGGCCTACGGTTGCTTTCGAGCCAATGGAGATACACGCTTATAACTCAAAAGCATATTTGGCTGGAAAACATACTTGGTCACCAATTACACTTAACTTGCGTGAGGATGTAAACAACGCAGTTCAAAAACTAGTTGGCGAGCAGTTACAGAAGCAGTTCGACTTTTACGAGCAGTCAAGTGCGGCATCAGGACAAGATTATAAATTCACTACTAGAATTGAAATCTTAGACGGCGGTAATGGTGCTAATACACCAAACGTACTAGAAACATTTGAACTTTATGGTTGTTTTGTTACTAATGCTAACTATAATTCATTAGCATATGCAAACAACGAACCGGTACAAGTTACACTAGAAATACAGTATGATAACGCAATTCAAACACCACAAGGTGAAGGTATTGGTACTGCTGTAGGACGTACTCTAGGTACATTAATTACAGGCGGCGGCGCTTAAACTGTATTAAACTATTAAAAGGGAGCTTTATGCTCCCTTTTTTATTATCTACGCATATAATATAATCGGATAAATATTATTATGCCAAGTACTTCGAACGGATTTTTAGACAACTTAGTTAATGGACTTTTAGGTCCAAAAGGTAATATGGCCGATTGGCAACACGCCAGTCGTCTATATGTTGACGGCAACTTAAAACTTGCGCCTAAACAAAAATTTCTTTATCACGTTTATTTTAAACTAGACCCAATAGTACGAACTATTCTACCTGAATTAGCTGATGTGCATAATTTAGAAATAGGAATGCTTGTAAAATCAGCAGACCTTCCAAAGTTTAGTGCAAATGTTGAAACTAGAAACAAATATAATAGAAAAAAGAATGTACACACAGCAATACAATATGATCCGATTAATATTGTATTTCACGATGATAATTATGGTGTTACTACTGCATTACTAGAAGCATACTATAGATATTATTTTGCTGATGCAGGTTACGGTAGAGTTCCAGGTGCATATAATAAAGCAGGTGCAGGCGATAATACATATAAAGGTAACTTAGCTAATCAATTTAAATTTGGTTTAGATAATGATATTAGTGTTCCTTTCTTTCAGAATATTCAAATAAGTCAACTTGCAAGAAAATCTTTTACAACATATACTATTGTTAATCCTATAATTTCGAGCTGGGAACACGATAGTCTTGATAATTCGTCTAGTGAGACAACTCAAAACAGCATTACAGTACAATACGAAGCAGTGCATTATTCACGAGGAGCGGTAGAAGCAGGCAACCAGGGAAGTCCTACAGGTTTTGGAAC